TCCTTTTGCAATTGGTAATCCTATCATTTTAAAAGAAACCAAAGATACTTTATATCTTGATGGAGCATTTTTGATTACACAAGTAGTTTCTACAACTTCATTTAGATTTGTACATAGATCTCCAACAGCGTATGTTGGAGATCAAAAAACAGATTATACTGCACTCTATACTGGAGGATTTTTTACTAATTCTTCATTACCACTAAATAATATCCAATCTGTTTCTGGAACAACAAGAGCAAGAATAAACTTTCTCTCTAATCATTCATTACATATAGGATCAAAACTTTATATTGTAGATTCAACCGCTTCAAGCTCTGCAACATGGATTGGTGCTCGTGACGTAAGTAGAGTGGTAAGTGATACTGCAGTTGAATATGTAACTGGAGAATTAACGAATTATGCTAGTACCACAACATTAAGTAGTGGATCTACTAATGTCTATGTCAGAAATGAGGGAATTGCATCTCATAGATATTTGGATGGTGGAGTTCAAATTAACCCATCTTCAAATAGTCCAAATTGCCAAATTATCAGACAAACACGTAAATATTTTAGATATCAGTCTGGTAAAGGCATTATGTTCTCTACTGGTATTCTTTTTAGACCAGTTTATGATGCATCTACCTGGAGTGTTTTAACAAACGTTTATCAAGTTGGAACAAACGAAGTTTATTCTTTGACTATTACAACAGATCAAGAACATGGATTCACTAGTTCCAGTACTTACTTACAGGGCGCCAAAGTCAAATTAACTGGATTTACTGTTACGAGTGGAAATAACCCTTATAATGGGGAGTACAGAGTTGCCACCATTGTGAATAGAACTACATTTACAATTAACGTAAATGTAAGTGCTGGTAATGGTGGACTGCCAACTGATACTAATCCTGGAGGAACCCCAAGAGTTGAAGTTATTGAATGGAATGATGCTACAGTAAGATCTGGTTTGTTCGATGACCAAAATGGAATATTTTTTGAGCATGATGGAAAATATCTACATGCTGTAAAAAGATCCAGTACAAATCAATTGGCAGGAAGAATTGCAATTGCACAAAATTCTTCTTCGGTAATAGGAACAAATACTAAATTTTTAACTCAACTTAAAGAAGAAGATAATATCATTATCAAAGGTGGAAATTATCTTGTTACAAAAATAAGCAGTGATACTGATTTAACTGTTTCTCCTGATTATAGATCAACGTCAGTAACTGATGTTAAAATTGTTAAAACAACCGATGAACGTTACAGACAAGATCAATTCAATATAGACAAACTAGATGGAACTGGAGAAAGTAAATACACTCTAGATCCAAATAGAATGCAAATGGTCTTTATTGATTATTCTTGGTATGGTGCTGGTAAAGTTCGTTGGGGAATTAGAACAACAGATGGATATATTCATTATGTTCATGAAGTAAAACAAAATAATATTAATACCGAAGCATATATGAGAACTGGTAACCTACCAGGTAGATTTGAAATTTCATCTAAATCTAAGTCTGGTAAATTATTGACTTCAATGACAAGTGGATCATCGACTATTAATGTAAATGAATCCGAAGCTATTTTCTTACCACCTTCAGGCACAATCGCAATTAATAATGAATACATTAATTATACGAAGGGAGGATTAGCAGGAAGTGTTAGAACATTAAACTTAATAACTAGAAATATTGGTGGTCTTCTTGGTGGACCAACAACTGCTGGAATAAATGATACTTGGTTATCAATTAATCAGAATTGCTCTCCTTCTTTAAGTCATTGGGGTGTTTCTGTGATTATGGATGGTAGATTTGATGTTGATAAAGCATACCTCTTTACGGCACAAACAGCACAAGGTGTTGGTGGATATCAATTTGTTGGTAATAATGTAAGAGTTGCTCTTATAACTCTTAGATTGGCGCCTAGTGTTGACTTTGGTATTCCTGGATTTTATGGAGTTCGAAACTTAATTAATAGATCTTCTCTATCTCTTGATAGTATTGGTCTTTCTGCTAATGGTAATTTTGCTATCGAGGTCAGAATTAATGCTGAATCGAATGTATTAAATAACACTGCTAACTGGAGAAGAGCTCCTAACGGATCTATTGCACAATATATTGACCATAGTTTCACTGGTGGTGCATTTAGTGGGGGAGATGTTATTACTGCATTTTTCGCAGAAGATGGACAAGGTAGATTTGCAAATACTACTTATCCAATCACGACAATTCGTGAACTTGGTAATAGTATTCTCGGTGGACCTGGCATTTATCCTGATGGACCAGATACATTAACTGTTTTTGCCACAAATATTTCGGGGCAAACAAGAGCTATTTCTGGACGAGTAACCTGGACCGAATCTCAGGGTTGATTTGACATTTTTGTCTTTTTCTCTTATAATATCAAGGTCTTCAACATCCTTGTATCTTTGGGAATGAAGACCCTCTCTGTGGTGGGAGAGGTGAGTTGGTGGTTAACAAGGGGGGGTTTATACCCTCCTTTTTTCTCTTATAAATTAGTATAAGTTATTAAAGAATTATGAACTTTACAGTCTATTCAAAAGAAAATTGCCCGTATTGCAGTAAAGTCAAACAAGTATTAGAGTTGACAGAACAGAAGTTTGTAGTGTATACTTTAGGACAAGACTTTACTAGAGAGGAATTCTATGCCGAGTTTGGCGAGGGATCTACTTTTCCTCAAGTTATTTGTGACGATAAAAAAATAGGAGGATCCGTTGACACAATCAAATTCCTCAAAGAACAACAAGTCATCAAATCGTGACCTAAATAAAACTGAAGACCACTTTAATCGTGGTATTGAACTCATACTTAATGGAGGGAAAAGAAAGCAAACTCAACCATTCCACATTATCTTTGAGAAGATAGTTTGCTTTCTAAATCGGGAAGTCACTATCTATTTTGAATTTTCCTTTAAGTCAAGGAAGAAAAAAGTAGTTTCCCGAGGTAAAAGAAATGTTAGCAGTTAGTTTAGTTTTCGGTTCCTTTCTAACCTTTTTGTTTCTTATAGTGGGGATAATGGCAGGTTGGGTAGCAAGAGAATATATGATGAACTATCGGGAAATACCAAGACCTCACCCCGAAATGTTCGATAACCAGGGCAACCTGATTCCAGATGAGGTGATTGCATTTAATTTTGAGAACTATCATGACTACGACGACACAGAAGAAGACAACGACGACTAAACCAAAGGTAGTAAAAGAAACTGCTATCGTAGAACTTCCAACAAGTCCTTTTGCTTTTGAAGTATTTGATTTAGTATCTAAGCAAAAGTCCAATGCTAAGAAAGTGGAAGTTCTTAAAAAATATGAGCATCCTTCGCTTAAGGCAACTTTAATTTGGAACTTTGATGAATCCATCATTTCTGTTCTTCCAACTGGTCCTGTTCCTTATTCTGGATATGCTGAACAGACTTCTTATAGTGGTTCTTTAAGCACTAAGATTACCGAGGACATCCGTAGGATGCACGAGACTGGATCATTCTCTCTTGGAGCAACAGATCGTCAAGGACACACGACGATTCGTAGAGAGTATGTAAACTTCTATCACTTTATTAAAGGTGGTAACGATGCTTTGAATAGCATTCGTCGTGAAACAATGTTTATTAATATTCTTGAAGGGCTTCATCCTCTTGAAGCAGAAATCATTTGCCTTGTAAAGGATAAAAATCTATCCGAAAAGTATAAGATTACGAAGGAAATTGTCTCTGAGGCATATCCTGATATTACTTGGGGAGGGCGTTCGTGAGTCAACTTAGTGATGTGATTGAACAAACGCAAAGTACGGAAAAGCATATGGACTATTGGACACCAGCAGAAAAAGAAACTTGTAAGTCTCGCTATGGGTGTGACATTCTTGTTGAAAATGGTTCATATGCTGATGTTTGTACCAAAGAAGCACCAAATGATGCTTATATTATCAAGTATATTGTTGATGAAAAAATTTGTTTTGATCTGACCAGGGGAACAAGAACTCGTTTGTTTGATATGTATTGGGATAAGTTTCGTGAAAACTTAAAAGACATTGACTTTGGGTATGGTAGAGTCAATCCTAAACTCTGGGGTTATCAATCACCCAAAACCAAAAAGCGAAAGTAATTCCTCATATAAGGCAAAATTTTTCCGGCAAAATTTTCTTGCGTGAGGGTTTTCACAAATCTTCACGCTTTTTAGTATAATATAGATACATTTTTGTATCTATTGTTACTATTTCAAGATATTTCTCACCTATATAAGATGAATAGAGGTATAATATTCCTCTAACGTTCATCCTATGACTAAAGCACTTTTGCTTTTAGCATGGGTTCCACTTCTTTCTGTTGCCTCACCACAACCTAATAAGACTGAATTTCCAGTCACAATAAGTTGTAACGCAGCGTGGGAACTAATGGACATCGTTAAAAACGACGATGTTGTTCACCAGAGAAAAGAAGACCAATTGCTATTAGAACTCCGAAAGGATGTGATTACAAGGTGCTAAAACTTAATAGGACGGAAGTAAGCCGACTCGGAACGGATCGTTCATCTATGGAGACACTCATTCTTTCATGCCTTCAAGCACAATTAATTGCGGGAAGAGTTCAACAACAGAACATTCCCAAACAAGCTAAGAATGATTTGATATGGGAGATCAAACAAATCTCTCCAAAGGAGTGCAAAATAGACGCAAAAGCCGACTGAAGGAACGCTCTTTAGCCTCAAAATTAAGGAGAAAACCTAATGTCTAAAGCCGTTTATAGAGGTTGTCAATACGACACCGACAATGCAAAGAAAGAGTATGAAACTTGGTATCTCAAGACTCATGCTCCTGCTCATCCACAAAATACATATCGTGGATTAGCATACCGCCCATGTAAAAACATGGAGGTGCAGAAGTGAAAAAACTTAACTTCCTTCAAATAATCAAAGAACAAAAACAAAAAGAAGAGCGTCGTCATCAAGCCCAACTAGCACAACTAGTTGCAGCAAAGTGATGGCACAATTTATTGTATCTTCAACTGCTGCGATTGCACTGATGACTATATTGTTGTCATCATACATTCAGTGGCTTTATAAGTAAATTATCAAGGAGGGGTTGATCCCCTCCTTTTTTTATGTTATGATACTTAGAGAGAATACTATCCTATGGACAGAGACAAACTAAAACTAATTGTCCGTAATCTGGAAATGTTGGTAGATTCTTTAAAGGTGGAAATTTATTCTGACGTTTCTGCTTACAGAGCACCACAAAATCAAACACACACAGATTACGACGAGATTTTTGATGATGACGATGGATACACAGACTAAAAAAGCAAAAGAACTCTTAAAATTGATGAAGAGACTTGTTGCACAGAATCACTTGTATAGTGAAACTGAAATGCATGAGATGAAAAAACGTCTTCGTGAGGCAGAAGAAGAAGTTGCAAGACTAGAAGCACACACATTCAAAGGATTTGGAAAGAAATGACTGTAAAACTCATCAGTGTGACGCCCGATGCAGAACAAACAATGGCGTATGTTGCTAGAGTTAGCAACCCAGCGAATCAAGACAACGAAAACTATGCCAAGTTGCTTGCTTATTGTATTAAGCATAATCATTGGTCTGTTTTTGAGCAGTCTTTTATGACTCTTGAGATTGAGACGAATCGTGGTATCGCAGCACAAATTCTGCGCCACAGGAGTTTCACCTACCAAGAGTTTTCTCAGCGTTATGCCGATACGTCATTGATCTCTGAGTATATTCCCGTTCCTGATTTGCGTCGCCAAGATACTAAGAATCGTCAGAATTCGATTGATGATATTTCTGACTATGAAAAACTGACTTTGCAGAGCAAAATTCAAGAGCATTTTACGCACTCTATGCAACTCTACAAGGAACTTCTCGCCCATGGGGTTGCTAAGGAGTGTGCAAGGTTTGTACTACCCTTGGCGACGCCCACACGTATCTATATGAGTGGATCGTGCAGGTCATGGATACATTATATCAATCTTCGCTCTGCTAATGGGACTCAGAAAGAACACATGGACATTGCACTTGCCTGTAAAAATGTGTTTATTGAGCAGTTTCCTGCAGTTGCCGAAGCACTTGAATGGACAAAGTTTGAAGGTTGGATTTACTAATAAATAAATTATCTTGAAATTATAACAATGGCAACATATCCTGTAGTGAATACAAAAACTGGTGAACAGAAAGAAGTGGAAATGAGTATCCACGACTGGGACCAGTGGAAAAATGATAATCCAGACTGGACTCGTGACTGGTCTGATCCTTCGACTTGTCCTTCTCCTGGAGAGGTTGGTGAGTGGAAAGATAAACTGATCAATCGTAATCCTGGATGGAATGATGTCCTTCATAAGGCATCAAAAGCACCTGGTTCTCGCGTAAAGAAAATCTAATGGCAAGAAGAAAAAGAGGCAATATTGACCAACCAATCGGAGTTGGTCTAACTGCAAAACAGATGAAAAGGAGAAAACCTCTAAGTGCAGATTACTTAGTTGAGATTGATCCCCTTACAGATAATCAAAAACGTCTTTTCGATTCTTATGTAGATGGAAAACATCTTGTAGCATATGGATGTGCTGGAACAGGTAAAACATTCATTACTCTTTATAATGCTCTGTGTGATGTTCTGGATGAAAGAACTCCTTACGAACGAATCTACCTTGTTCGCTCTCTAGTCGCCACAAGAGAGATTGGATTTTTGCCTGGTTCTCATGAGGACAAAGCAGACATTTACCAGATTCCTTATAAGAATATGGTGAAGTATATGTTCCAGATGCCTTCTGATGCAGACTTTGAGATGCTTTATGGTAACTTGAAGTCACAAGAAACTATTAAGTTTTGGAGCACTTCATTCCTTCGTGGAACGACTCTTGATAATGCTATTGTGATTGTAGATGAGTTTCAAAATCTAAACTTCCACGAGCTTGATTCTATTATTACTCGTGTTGGTGAGAATACCAAGATTTGTTTCTGTGGTGATGCATCTCAGTCGGACTTACAAAAAACAAACGAGCGTAATGGTATCGTTGATTTTATGTCGGTCTTGCGTAAAATGCCTTCGTTTGATATAATTGAATTTGGTGTAGAAGACATTGTTCGTTCTGGACTTGTTAAGGAATACATCATCGCAAAAATGGAATCTGGTTTTTAATGTTTAAACGTGTTGATATTGAACTCCCTAAGTTGGAGCGTGAAACAATTGATGGTATTCGCTATTATAAGGTTCCAGATGAAGAAAGTCTTCTTCGCTTAGTTTCGATTACTTCTGTTACGAGTCATTTTAATCGTGAAATCTTCGATAACTGGCGCAAAAAGGTTGGTGAGGAGGAGGCGCAGAAAATTACTAAAGCGGCTACTTCTCGGGGCACAGATATGCATTCTCTTGTGGAAAACTATCTGGATAATAAGAATCTCCCGCCTGTTGCGCCTATGGCGGATTTTCTGTTTAAAATTGCGAAAACGGATTTAAAACGTATAAATAATATTTACGCCCTTGAAGGGTCCCTATATAGTAAACAACTGGGAATTGCTGGGACAGTTGACTGCATTGCCGAATATGACGGCGAGTTAGCAATAATTGACTTTAAGACTTCCAAAAAACCAAAACCACGCGAGTGGATTGAACACTATTTTGTTCAATGTATGGCATATGGTTGTATGCTATACGAACTGACTGGTATTTCAGTCAAAAAACTTGTAATCATTATGGCTTGTGAAAATGGAGAATGCGTTGTCTATGAAGAACGAGACAAATCAAAATACATCAAACTGCTCAGCAAATACATTAGAACGTTTGTTAGAGATAAACTGGAGCTCTATGGAACCAAATAAAGAACTAGAACAGGCAATAGAAAGTAAATTTTTAACCCCTTCCAAGTTTGCTCTTGAGATTGAAAAGATTGTCGCGGAAGAAAACTTCAATTATATTGATGCTATTGTTCACTATTGCGAAATTAATAGTCTTGAAGTAGAATCTGTTGTGAAGCTCATTTCAAAACCTTTGAAAGAGCGTCTGAAATGGGATGCCACACGTCTCAACTTCATGAAAAAGACTTCGAGAGCACGACTTCCGTTATGAGTCCATTTGAGACATATCAAACTTATCTTTCGATGAAAAGTCATTTTACGAATAGTAAATATGACTTTTTTAAGTATGGAGGTAAATCAAGAGCCACTATCACATCTTTCAATAAAAGAAAAGACAAATATTGGTTTGAAAAAACATCGAGAAAGTATTCCGATCGGGAAATTGTAGATTTTCTATTATCAAACTTTGTATCCGCAGACAACCCACAAAACTTATGGATTGGAGAAATTATCAATTCTGGAGAAAGGACTTACGCAGATTGGATGCGTCGCCAACAGAGTTTGACTTACTTGTTCAAAGAACAAAGCAACGAATTATTCTCGGAAATCAAATTAGACGATGCCTTGAATTGTTCCAAAGGTCATCCACCCGTCCTTAAAAAGTTCCTGGGCGGGAAAATTTCCCTTGAAACCCTAGTGATTTATGATAAAATATTCCTGTTCGGGAAAACTTTTGATAAGCAACTTTTGGACCCGGTGTGGGA